AAATTGAAGCAGTTTATACGTAAGAAATCAAGCCATTTTCTCAGCAAATGATTCACGCATGGGAATATATAGGGCATACTCAGCAACAGCTAACCAATTAGCAATCCGTTTTTCGCATGTGCTAAAACACCACTCTGGGTGTGCATCATTTAGCAATTCAGCCATTTTGCGCTTAGCCATCCCCCGCCCTTCATAGCGTTGCCGGAGAATGCAAATCAATCCTGGATGCTCTGCCAGCACCTCACTTATGACTCGATCAATACATAACGCCTCTGCATCAGTACAATGCGCCAGCCAGCTCTTTTGCTTGCCGTTGATCATCTCTCGCAAAAACGCTTCCAGCTCAGCTTTCTCTATTCCCGCTTTTTTCATTCTGCGCAGGGCTTCATTAATGGCTGTTTTCGTCAGTTTTTTGGATGCCAACAACTGATTGAACATATTCCCTGACCTGCCACCGCCAATATACGACCAGCGCCCCCACATACGTAGTTTTCCCTGAATCCAGACACTTTCCAGCGTGGTGAGGCGAAGGTGTTCTCCGCTTTTTCCTGTATTCGTTGGGTAAATCATAAATGACCTTTCTTTCTCCAGATTTCTTGTGTGCGAAAAACCCCTTCAGCATGCATCAGGCGCAATTCTTCTTTGGTGTAATCGCTGGTTTTTACCCGCCCGTCGATTAGATCGTGGCATGAGCTACAGGCTATCGCCGCCTGCATATCGTGTGGTTTTGTCGCTGTTCCGCACGTCCCCGCCAGCCTGTAATGCGCCAGCACAGAGGTTTCGGGATTGTGATTGCAGTAGCCAGGGATTCTGATCTGGCACATCTTCAACTTCCTCCTGAGAGGAGAATTTACGGAACAGAATCCAGTTCCACAGCACATTCAGTACAGATTTATAAACCTGCTGAAACTCGACTTCGTCCATATTCGCAAAAGCGATGGATTTTGCCCGACGCCCACGGCTACCGTCCGGATAAATATGCTCGGTGTAAAATCCGGCCTGAATGGTTACCCACTCGCGGAAAGCCTCAAACGACTTTAGCAACGCCGTATCCCGGGTTCTACGAGTCGCAACGGTGTTAAGGTATTGCTCTGCGGCATCACTCAGGGCTGGCGTGTGTTCCCGACCAACTGATTCGCACAGGTAATCAACGAAACCAGACAGCAGTTCTCGTTCGCGAGGCGTGATCGCCCCACCGACCGGAGTCCAGTAATCGAATCCCAGTTGCAGGAGTTTGAAAAAACGCTTGTGGAATGCGTAGTTACGCACACGCTTAAAGTCTGCGTGTATCCACTCACCTATTTTGATTTGATGCAGAAAATCGCAACTCTCCGGCGTCGCCGGGAGAAGTAAACCAGAAGAAGTTTGTTTGACCAGTTGTATATGCGCCATTTCTCAATCTCTCGATGGCGCAGTGCAGCAGATGCCAGTTGTTCAGGCTGACGTATAAAGTATAAATAAACTGGTTCCAGTGTAAAGCCCCCACCTTAATGGAATAAAGACCAAACAACAGATTGCTGGGATACAAACAACGCTTATTATTAAAAGCGGTTAAACAAATTAAATTTTAATGTTATGCAAATTTGTCAGATCACCATAATATCTCATTTGAAAACCGCTGAAATAACAGCCCTATCAGGGTTAATCATATTAAGGTGAGTAAATATGGAAAACAACAAATCTGTACATTACGTTCCTTTTTTATCTGTAATACTTTTTGTTTTATGCTGTGCGTGGGCATTATTTTTATAAAAATATTTACAGATGAAGTAAACCCGCCAATCAGGTTAACTGTGGCTGCGTTGAGGATGCATAATACATCAGAGGTTGCGGGGATTTCTCCCCGCTGGTCCTCTTACTCCCCAAGTTCGTAAGCTGTGAAGACAGCGACCTCCGTCTGGTCGGTTCGGATTCGTACCTCGCAGAGGTCTTTCCTTGCAACCTGCACCGTCATAATAACGGTAAATGTTGAATCGTTCGTAAATTAATCTATACAGATTATTATATAGCTCTCATTACGATTTTGATTACTCTCACTTAAAAATACCGAAAGATACATGATCTTTCGGTAAAGATTGAATTACTTACATTTATTATTTAAATAGACCCTTATGTACTGATCGAGCAGTTTACCTAATTGTTTATTAACTTCGTCATGTTTTTGCGGGCTTCTCATTTTTGACAGATGCCTTTCAAGGAACTTAGAGGGTAACTTCACAACTAATTTATTATGATTATCATAAATTTCTTTTACCCACGTAAGCTCTTTATGTTTTTCTAAATTCTCTGTGTGATCTCTATTTATGATAAAAGCTATCCGCCCATAGTCTTTAAACAAATAGGAATTTACCTGTCTATATTCTGCAGCACCTAATGTTTTATAGTTTTTCACTTCAAAAACAACTTGCCGTGTCTGATAATCTGTCAGAATTCTCTTCCAAACTGGAGTGTCAGCTATATTTGTCGCTATAATATCTCTTTGCTGCAACCCATTTTTATTGGGATGCAACTCAATGTTCGTTAAATTCGTAGCAAATAGTAACTTTATAGTTTTGAGCGCCCATGCTTCAAAATCGACAGCACCTTCAGGTCCTTCAGGTATATTATGTAGTTCTTGGAGCAACGAACCGATTCGTTGTTTCCTCTGCTCTTCGGAAACAGAGCTGACCTCAATATCATATTCATCATGAATATCATCAGCAGCATCGGGAGTCATCTCTGATTCATGAACACTTAATGCTAGCCAGTAGCATGGATGCAATAGCAATTTTGAATCTGGTGTAAATTCTTTTTCAGGTTCCTTACCGTCATGGCAAAATACATATGAAGATGACTGCTGGTTATACAACCCAATAAATCCAACACTGTAAAGTCGTTGAATCACCTGGATTGGCCCTTCAAAAAGAAGTAAATCCTGCATTTTCATCTTGTCAATAACGCCATTGAGATCAAGGGCATATTGTATCTTAGATGACGCTTCAGAAACACTGTAGTAAGGTTTGCTATTAGCAAATTGCGATGTAAATATATCTAATGCAGGAAATACATTCTCATATTCTTTTAACAAATCATTGAGTCTATTTTGTGAAATAGTATTCGCTGTTGCTTGAATGTCATCAATGACAATACGATTACGATCATGTGTGTTTGCTCGCAAGAATGCATTATTTAACAAAACCAAAATATCTCTTGGCCTATATAGAGTCAGTTTCAATGTTTCTTTAAAACCGGTATTAGACTGTAATTCATTTGCGGTGTAAGCATTCCACACCCTCGTGTTGTTCTCAATGGTTGAGTTAAAAGCGACCCTCATTCTATTGCATACAAGATTAAACAAGTTATATTCATCCCAATGTAATCTCAGTACTTGCCCTTCAATATTTCGAGTAAAATCAGGGTCCATTTTTGATATGGCTCGATGAATATTATCTCTAACAAATGCAAAGGCAATAACCTTTTCATTCATATTTTGTTTTATATCAATCACAGCCTGAATGAAACCATCAACTATTGCAACACCAAGATTATCCGGTGTATAGCCTTCATCAAGCCTATCAGCAAAAATAACAAATTGATTATTTGACTTCGAAATTGCTTCTTCTATCACCTCTTCCAATAAGTCAAGTTCAAATTTATCGGATAATTCGGCTATTCTTGTAGCTGGTTTTATATTTTTGTTATCATCGAGAATAGCGTTCAATTTTTTTCTTATTTTGCTACTTATATTTTGTCTCTTCGGTCCCCAAGATAATAAATGCGACTCTACACTTTTGTAGTCAAGATCGTTTTTCATCTTGTAATGACTTGCGATCTCAGAAAGCAGCTCCATATAAATAGCATATCGCCATGCTAACTTGCTACCGGCTTTTATATGTAAGTAATTTTCACCAAATAAAGAAATAACATCCCTTAATCCAATAATTTGTTCTTCAACCGGACTAATAGTCATCACATAGGTTTTTGGCTTAGCATGCCAATGTTTGGAAAGCATATGCACCAGAGCACTTTTTCCTGTTCCTCTGCGGCCAACAATGATGCATCGATCGTAGGATTCGAGAAGAGCTTTATAATCAGTTGTTTGCCAAAATGAAGCTTCCAACATCTTTTCGTCATGTTCAGCTCGGATATCCCCAAGAATATTACCTTTCATCCAGATTCCTTTTTAACCCATTGAGGTGACAGCACAAATAGTATCTTAACACCTGATGATTTCATCAGAACCTGATAAATAGACGTGATATAAATATGACTAAGATCACATTTCATGAAAAAATTCGACGAGTTTATATTAACTGCAGCGAATACAAATCACCGCAGTTTTCATTACCCCTATCTGAAGAACTCTGCACAACCGATCATATTGGTCACAACTGCAGCAGGATGACTCATATAATCAGGAGTATTTATTTCTCCATACCTGCTGCAATAACTTTATGGACAATATCCCAGTGCTTGTTCAGCTCCCGCAGCGCGGCGCAGACTCGCTCCCACTTCTGGACATGATTCTTCGCCCTACGCAGTTCGCGGTTTGCCATATGCAGCGATGGCAAAATCAAATCATCTTCTCGCGTTGCAGTAAACGATGGCAGCGACTGCACAATGTCCGCTACAGTTTCTGTTTTAATATCTTCCTGTGTTGCATCTTTCTGTACCGGTAACGCAACACCTGCTGGCTGAGGAAAGGCTTTAAAATCAGTTTCCGTTACCGATGCAGCTTTCGGCTCTGCTGGTAAATTATCGCCCGGTATGCAGTAACGAAATTTACCGTTCTGGTTTACGCGAATCAGGCGTCCTTTGCTGATTGCCATTGCCAGCGTTGAAGCAACTTTGCGGGGTGTTGTACCGAACAGCGTAGCCAGTTCATCCGCCGTTTGTGGTCCGCGTTGTTCAATCGTCGCGGTTAAATCGCACTCTGAGATTTTCACTACAGTTGCCGTGGTGGTTTCTTCCGGCAGTTCTGCCTGCATTGGCTGTTCCTGCTGAACGTTGTTATCAGCCACACGCCAGGTGTACGCGCTTTTATCAACGAAACCAGCTTTTTTCAGTTCCCATAGTTCGTTCAGCACTGCTTCACGACTGATATCAAGTCGCGCAGCAAGTTCTATGGATGTGGCTTTTCCCATTGCTTTCAGTGCGTCAAAAACAGTCTCCATTAAATTTTTCTCCCGGTAAAAATTACTTCGCAATTCCTGGCTGGACGACATTCGGACGCCAGCTCTCCCAGTTGAAATTCACCCATCGCCCGCCGTTCATGGTCATGCGATCCATAATCCGCTCGCCAAGCAATGTTTTCATGGCCTCATAGTTCAGGTTTGTCAGCATCCCCACGCTGCGCATCGACGCTGTCCGGCGATCAACAATCTGGTGCAGTACCACCTGCTCGTTTTTCGTCTCGCGCTGAATGCCAATTTCATCAAGAACCAGCAGATCCACTTCGCACAGTTCCCGCAAAAATTTTTCGCCTGACTGCCCGTCGTCATAGCTGGCGTGCAGGCGATTCCCGATAGCTGCCGCTAAGTGGTTCTTCCCGGTACCAGGTTTTCCGCTGAACGCAAAATTTGTACACCCGGTCATCAGTTCATCAGCGATGGATTTCGCCTGACTCAACGCGTATCGCTGCCCTTCGTTCTGCACCTGGTAATTCGAAAACGAGCATTTGCGGTGCAATGGCTGGATGCCAGAGCGATTCAGAATTTTTTCCACCCGCAACTGACGATTCTGACGGTTGATCTCCTCACAACGTTTCTGGCCTTCGGAAAGTTGCCACTCGCGCCACTCCGCTACCGTCTTGAATGGCGCGGTTACATGTGACGGGGCCAGTCTGCGGATACGTTCAAGAACGTCGCCTGTCGCAATATTTTTCATGGTCAGTTACCCCCTGAAGCCTGGCGGGATCGCACTATCCGGTAACGAGACGGTGTTAACCTGTCGGAGTAACGTCTCAGGTCGAACACCTTTCGGCGCGAACAAGCCCTGGTATTCGTTGGCGATGCTGTGTCGAATCACCTGCTCAGGTGAAAAACCCTGCTGGCGGAATTTTTCCAGCTCCCGTATCGCCCCGTTAGCGCCCTGCTCCGTTCGAATCGGTTTTCGCAATGCCTGCCTGAACTGAACCCACTCATGCCAGAGTGTTTCCGGCAACCAGTCAGGCAGCTCGATAGCCTCCGGTTCGAATTTTTTAGACGCTCGTTTTTGGCGAGGGGGATTTAGGGGGAGATAAGTATTTATATCTTCCTCTTTCTCTTCCTCTGGTAACGCTTTTTGATCCGTTTTTGTAACGCTGGCAGCGTTACCTTTTCGTTTCAGTTCTCGTATTTTTGTTACTCTCTCGTTTGTAACCGCCCGTTTTTTAGAGCTTTTCCCGTTATGGCGCTCAAAGTTAGGAAGCGACAACACACCATTAGTTTCGACCAGCCATCCAACCTGAATTAACGCATCAGCAAAACCAGCCATAAAAGTGATGCGATCTATTGCACTTTTTGTAACGCCGCGAGCGTTACACTCTGCGTTACCGTCTATCATGTGTTGATCCGCCCAGGCCCAGAAGCGAATGACTTTCCCTAATGCGGCATCTGGATCAATATTCAGAATCTCAGCAAGCCTGAATATTTCCGGCTTATCCGGCGTAATAACTTCGAGCTTTATCCAGTTTGAAGCCATTTGTTTTCACCTTGTAACGCTCGCAGCGTTACATTTAACTGATACCGAACAAAACAGTTCGGTACGATTAATTTCAATCAATGCACTACGACAGAATCGCTAGGAGAACCGCCGCCGCTGAAATGTGCTTTACGGTAAACGGCCTGGACTGCATCATCATGCGCATCAATTGCCGTACTCAGTGCATCCTGTGCCGCCAGTAATGCACGGCGTTCCAGGGTATCGAAGATGCAGAGTCGGTGACGCAGCTCGCGAGGAAGAATTGCCAGAACCGCAGGGATCAGTTTCTGAATTTTTTCCCTTTGCGCATTCGTTTCACCTTTCAACCAACGATGATAGATATTCTGCTGATTGTTCCAGTCCTTGCCTGGTACCAGGGGCAATTCGCCGCCCCCCTGGCGCAGATATTCTTCAGTAATTGCGTTAGCGACCCACGCCTGCCCTTTCTCGGCTGCCAGGGCTAACAACACTGATTCGATGTGCTCATGCTTGATTTTCATGAATCAACTCCCATCAGCTTTTTCGTAGTAGTTTTATTTCTGCCAATAGTTAAAATTGCATCGGCAGAAAATAATCCGTTTGATGCATGAGCGATTTTTTCAGCGTAATTTGTTTCGCCGGTATATTCTGTGCGAGGCAATTTTCCGTTATCCATCCATTTGTAGATTGCTCTTTGGCTGACACCACAAACGTCGGCCACAACAGAAACGCGAACAGTTTTGATTACATCTTCAAGTGTTTTCTGGTTCATATCACCCTCACAATGTGAACTTTGAGTACATGCTATAACAGAACTGACAGTACATTCAAGAGCGAATATCATTGAACTTATGGTTCATGAAGATAAAGCGCGTAAAGAGTTCGCCAGTAGGCTTGCGCTAGCCTGTGAAAACGCTGGTTATGAACAACATGGAAGGCAGGCAGAAATTGCCCGTCGAATGAAATTAACACCAAAAGCGGTTAGCAAATGGTTTAATGGTGAAACAATTCCTCGCCGAGAGAAATTAAGGGAATTAGCAACACTCATTGGAACAACACCAACCTATCTTTTGGGAGAGGATACAGAAGAAAGTGGACAGATACGTTTCTATCAGGAGTTAAATCCAAGACAAAAAATCATCATTGACCTTCTGGACGAGCTCCCTGACAGTGAGACAGATGAACTTTTAAAAACTCTTGAGGAGAAAAAACAGAAGTACAATGCAATTTACGAAGAGTTAGCACGAAAGAAAAAACAAAAAGCCTCTTAAACCAGCATAAATCCGGTAGCGTCCCCCTCCGGGTTTGTGCTTCACTTTATCCCGTCTCATTTTTTTATACATAAAATGTACTTAAAGTACTTTACAATGATGAACACAAAGTACATTATATACCTACCAACCCACCCCGCCCCACAGAACGCCGGGCAATACTTCGAGTTACCAGGCAGTGGTCAGGGGTTAAGTAGCCAGCCCGAGGCGTATGAACATGACGGCGGGATTCAAATTTTGCAGTGCAGCAGTTAGTTCCGCCACCCGGCGTTAAGGGGATAGATAAGATGGTGCATTACGAAGTAGTTCAGTATTTGATGGATTGTTGCGGTATCACTTACAACCAGGCTGTGCAGGCTTTACGCAGCAACGACTGGGATCTCTGGCAGGCAGAAGTCGCTATACGTAGCAACAAGATGTGAGATTCGCAAAATGCAAAAAATCGACCTCGGCAACAACGAATCCCTGGTGTGCGGCGTGTTCCCCAACCAGGATGGAACGTTCACTGCCATGACGTATACCAAAAGCAAAACATTTAAAACCGAAACTGGTGCGCGCCGATGGTTGGAGAAGCACACAGTAAGCTAACGATTAAAACGTCTACTCCTGCTGTTCCAGAATAACTTCATAAAATG